AAAAGAAATCCGTAGCAAACCCAATGATGTTAGCATCCGATTTGGCTGGTACGGAAGATATGGAAGGTAGATACGCTGTAATGATGAGTGTGGGTGTATCTAAATCTTCAATGATGGGAGATAAATCATATTCAGCTACCGCACTTATTTGGAGTACCTTAGACCAATTTGCTATAAGTGGTGGGATTACTAAGATGGATTTTCAAGAAGGTAAATTAAATGCAATACATTCATACGGAACTACATTTGCATATCTTAAAGGAACTCTAATGAACCTTAATGGATACACTTGGATTAAACCACATCCTAAATATGGAACATATGGTTATAATGTTGGTTTGATTACCTTATTAATGCAGAATGCAAATAAAAGTGGATATGATGTAAGTTTAAGCACATCGTTTGTAGGATTTTGGATGAAACCATATTCTTATAGTAGAAAGGTTACTCTAACTCCGCAGGTATTCGTAATGCAATCTCCAATAGCTTGGAATACAGTCACTGGAAATAGTTCAGTAAGTAGAACACCTGGTGCAATTTTGGGATTAGGATATGACTACAAATTGAGTAGAAGATTTGCACTATCCGCATCATATAAAGCGGCTATGACATTTACTCCTGAATTTAATTTAATGAACAATATCCAAATTGGTTCAAAGATGGCATTTTAGAATAAATCAATATTTATACACATAAATTATAGAAAAAAAGTAGATAATGAACTAACTCAAGTGGAAACAAGAGTAATAACAATAAACAAAAACATAACCGAAATTAAAAATAAGACAAATGAAAAAGTTGATGCTGTTAATAACTATACTCCTAGTGAGCTTATGTGGTTTTTCACAAACAGATACGAAATCGGACTCGATAGTACCATTAAAAGTACCGATAGCAAAATTAGTCATTAAGGATATTCTTAGTGGTGATGGAGCTAAAGCAGAGTTGAAGGAAGCGTATAAAATGATAGATGAAAAGAATCTACAAATTGGTCTATATAAACAAAAGGATAGTTTGAAAGATGAAAAAATCACTAACTTAAATGTTATTATAGATAAGAAAGACCAACAATTTGCTTTAGAGAGAGAAAAATCTAATAGCCTATTAAAAGAACTTAAAGCTCAAAAATTTAAGACATTTATTTATAAAGCAGGTTCTGGTATTGGTTTAATAATGACTGTATTATTTTTAGTTAAGTAATGAAGAAAATATTTGACATAAGACATATAATAATTGTAATACTTTTGTTATTAGCAATTTTGGAATTTATTAATCCAAAAGGTATTATGCCAAATAGAACTATTGCAGTGCACGATACTGTTGGTATTGAAGTACCTGTTCACGATACAATTGGTGTGGAAGTTGAAGTGCCGGTTGAAGTTGAAACAATAGTAGAGGTTGAGAAACCAGTACCATATGCGGTACATGATACAATTCAAGCGGTAGTGGATACCAACTTTATTGTAAACGAATATTTGAATAGTAAGAACGTATTTACAAATGTATATAAGTTTGATAAAGGACAGGGTTCAATTTCAATAACCGATACTATAAGTAAAAATAAAATAGTAGGTAGAAAATACACAACAAAAATAACTCCAATAGTAGATACTCTTAGAATACCAGAACCTTTCAAAAGAAAAGTGTTCTTTGGTTTAGAAGGTGGATTCAATCAAGCGGATTTTATGAATTCAGTAGGAGCTGGGTTATTAATCAATAGTAAATCGGATAAAATATACAATTTGGGAATTGGAGTTAATAATAGAACAACCGATGGTACAAATGGTGAATTTACTCCATATATTAGAGGTGGTGTTTATTGGAAAATTAAATTAAAGAAATAAAATGATACGATTATCGCAACTAAACGAAGCATCGGAAGTACAACTAAAAGACTTAAAACCAACTCAACAAAAGCAAGTAATGGCTTTTGAAAAATTAATTGGTGGTAAAGTAGATTCTATATTTGATGGAATACATGGGTTCATTGTAGATATAAAAGTAAGTGGTGGACATGGTAATTATAGATTTGAAGCTGATGATTTGAAAAAATTATTATCTTTAAAAGTTCGTTGGATAGAAGCGGATGGTGATTACATTTCAATAGCATTTTAATATAAAAATATGATAAGTTTAAAGAAAATATTAAAGGAAGCAAAAGCAGATTATCAAGTATATCACAAAACATATTCAGCAGCAATAGCTACGGCTAAAGCATATGCGGAGAAAAAAGGATATGAAGTTGATGATGAAGATTCTTTTAGAAAAATTGGAATGGGCCCTAGAAAACCTTCTGCTGGTAAAACAAATAGATTTTCAATTGAATTAACAAAAAACGGAAAACCGCAAAAAAAATTATTACATATACAAGTTTATAATATGGGAACTTTCAAAAGAAACCCAGATGGTTCTCAAACTAGAAGTATGTGGGGTGGACAAAACGAATACGAATTAAACGCTTATATCAACTAATGATATTACTAAAAGATATATTAGGAGAAGACCTTAGAAAATGGTTTGGTAAAGGTAAAGAAGGTTCAACTACTGGTGGTGGTTGGGATAGATACAATACCAAAGGTGAGAAGGTTGGTAAGTGTGGTGATAGTAAAGAGGGTTCGGCATATGCAGCGTGTTTATCAAAAGAAAAAGCAGCTAAATTAGGAAAAGATGGTAGAGCTGCATTTGTAAAAAGAAAAAGAGCAGCACAATCTGATGCGGGTGATAGTAAAAAAGGTGGAGAACAAAAGAAAGGTCAGAAACCTACATTTGTAAAGACTGGTGCTGGTAAAAATGAGAATATGAAATTGACAGTAGAACAAAAGATGGAATTATTTTTAGAAAGAAATTGTCCAACTGACCCTGCTAAGTGGTCTGCATCAAAAGCAGCGGCAAAGAAAAAGTTTGATGTATATCCATCAGCGTATGCAAATGGATGGGCTGCAAAAAACTATAAATCAAAAGGTGGCGGTTGGAAAACCTGTAAATAGAATGATTAAATTAAAATCACTTTTAAAAGAAGATATATTTTATACAATTGCTATTAATGTAGCATTAACTGCTGCTATATGGGCAATCAAACAAGCTATACTTTCATTCAGAAGTACCTCTGTAAAAGAAAAAGAAATTGGTAAAGCTTATATAAAATGGTTAGATAGATTAGATAAAAACGATAAATTTAATAAATTTGTATATTACACTTTAAAAAATGATAATAAACTTAAAAGCTTAAAATCTAAAACAAAAGATGGTAAATTTGATTTTGAATCATTTGTTTATCAAAAATCTTTAGTTAAAAAATGGTTGACAAGTAAACCTGCGGAAGATGAATTAGAAAAAGTATTCAGAGATTTGTATCCATCTAAAGATAAAAATTCAAAAGATATAGAAGGGGATAATGGTATAGAACTTACTTATAATCAATGGAAATTAAATACACTCAATAAAGCAGTAGAAGAATTTACCGATGTATTAAATAGTGGACATGTAAAGGGTTTTATTAATCAATACGCAGAAAAACAAGGTTTAGTAAAGATATGATAAACGAATGTATCATTGTATCCAAAGAAGTTGGTGATAAATTTATCCTAGCAAAAAATAGAGATAGAGCTTACAAGCCAAAATTAGAAGTGGTTCATACTATTATAGATGGTATAGAAGTTGCGTATTTACATGATATAATTACCGATTGGAGTGAAGGATTGAATGCAAATGGTATTGGCGTTGTAAATGCAGCACTATTAGTTGGACACGATGAAGCTGAAGCTAAGCTTGTAAAAAAAGCTGGTAAACCTGGACCTGATGGGGATAAAATGAGAAACATTATTAAGCAACCTACTCTAATGGATGCGGTAAGAGCTACACTATCATATAAGGGCAAGAGTGGATTATCTTTAAAAGGTCATACATTTGTATCATCTCCAAAACATATGGTTAGTATTGAAACTACATCAAAGCATAAGCCTGATGTTAAACTTCAAAACTCCGAATCGCCTGTTGTTCGTACAAATCAAAATCTCAATTGAATATGAGAAGACAATCAGACAGTATGTTTACATCTTCTCAAACTATAATGAACTTAACGGATAGAATATTAGAAATCGAATATTTTGCTGATAAAGTAGAATCTTTTGAAGGTATTAGAAATGAATTACCAAAAGGATATACCCCTAAAATCAAAATAGAAGTTAGAAAGGTACAATCCTAACTTTTTATACTATACATATTTATAGACATACAAAATTAAAAGAAACAACGTATGTCAACAGAATTCGAGTTATTTAAAGGAAAGAATTTAAGTTCTTTATTTGAAGATATTTACAACAATCAAATTTCTAAAAAACAAAAAATAAGTTCTCTAATAGAAGAATTAAAAAAAATGATTAAGCATGCGGGTGATGTTGCATCCGTGGGACCTATCCTATCCTCACTAATTGATAGTTCTGTAAAGAACGATGACCAATTGGTTAAACTTGCAACAATTGCAACTAAAATTATAGCATCTGAAAAGAAAACCGAAGGACAAGATGGATTCTTAACTGAATTTGAAAAAAATCAATTACTTAAAGAATTAGAAGAAACTAAACAAGAAGTTGAGAGAGTGGATGATTTAGAATTTGAATTGGAAGATTTAAAAAAGAAAATGAAGTAGTATGCAGAATCCACAATCAACAGCTGTAGCAGTATCACAAACTCCCGGTTCTAAGCAACCTATGGGATTTGGTATAGTTTATTCTGTTATACTTGATGAGAATCACCCATATTTAAAAAATGCAGGAGATAATCAAATTGAAGTAAAAGGTCAATCATCTTATATAGGTGCAGTTCAATATAGAATAGTAGGACAGCCATCATCAGATGATGCATCACTACCTCTTGCATTTCCTTATGATAAAAATTTCAAAACATTACCAGTTGTAAATGAATCCGTAGAAATTATACAAAACAACGGAGTATCTTATTATAGAAGAATTGGAACAGACAGAACTCCAAATGTTGATTCTAAAAAAACAATCATATCGGAATTATTTCCAGCTGAACAACAGGCGGTTGATAAAAAGAAAAATTATCAAACTGTTGGTGCAACTGGAACTGAAATGAGTAATGTTAATGAATCTGGAAAATATGATAAATATGGTGAATATTTTCAAGAAGAGCCAGGTATACATAAATTAAAAATGTATGAGGGTGATACTCTTATTGAAACTAGATTTGGACAATCAGTTAGATTTTCTGGATTTAATAATCCAAATAATATATTTTCACCTACAATTATATTAAGAAACTCTGAAAATTCGGAATCAAAAAAGAAAGAAATCAAATTACCATCCGAAGAAGATGTAAACAGAGATGGTAGCATAATAGTACTTTCTGCAAATCAATATCAATTACCATTCCAACCTGGAACAGTAGATGATAAAGGTTCTAGCGATTTTGAAACAAAACCAAATACATTTAAATCATATCCATCAAAATTAATAGGTGACCAAATATTAATAAATTCTGGAAGAATAATTTTATCTGCAAAAAATGCAGAAATGATTTTCTATTCTAAAAAGAATTATGGATTTATTTCTGATGGTGCATTATCAATAGATAATAAACTTGGTGTGGATGTAAATGTTGGTGATAATACAAATTATACAACTAACGATAGAGATATAAATTTAAATACTGGTAATGGTAAAATAAATTTGGGAAATACAAAGTTAGAACCATTGGTTAAAGGAGATGCTTGGGTATCTTTGATGGAAGAATTAATTGATGCAATCGTTCAACAAGTATTTCTAACACCAGCCGGGCCATCCGCAACGGGTCCTACAAATGTTCCTAAATTTAATACTATAAAATCAAAATTAAAATCGGTATTGAGTGAATTAAACAAAACATCTTAAAATGTCTTGGGAAACGTTTAAACAAAATATATTAAGAGTAGCTCAAAACCCAGAAGCAATTAACGATATAGATGTTATCGCAACTGTATATGCTACTGAATATGATGCAGCGGTAAAAAGAGGTAAAGATAATTTGTTTCAAGCAAAGTTTAAAATGGGTGATTCTGGTTCTCTAAAAGAATTATTTAAATCGGCATTCGAAAAGGGAAACTCACAAACACAACCATATGATTTAGTTGGTGAAATGGGTAAAGGTGTTTTAGCTTATTGGGGTACTGCACAATTAGACCCAACAACAGTCCCAAATCCATCAGTAACACCACCTGCAATAGGAGCAATTCAAAATATACAAATAACTTCTATAAATTGTACAAATGCAGGGAGTTGGCAATCACCAGCACCATTCGCAGGTGAAGAAGATTTGAGAAATGAAAATGAAAAAAATGATGATACTCCTGATACTGAAATAGGAGAAACCGAAGCTATTATAGGAGAAGTTCCTGTTGATGAAGAAGTTGCAGAACCTGAAGTAATAGAAGATGTTAGTACTGAACTGAATTTACAAGCAGAAGAAGTTAATATAGAAATAAAAGAAGAAAGCTCTACCCCACCAAAAGAAGGAGCTGAAGATGTTGTTCCAAAAATATCAAAGAATGTTGGAGCCACTGCACCACCAATACCACCGGGCCTTGCTCAATATGCGGTTGGTGGTAAGAATGGGCAGATACCTAGAAATAAATTAGGTAACATTGATGGTTCTTATGGGTCTGGTGTATTACATATTGAAGCCGCTAAGATGTACAATAAAATGATAGCAAAGGCTAAGCAAGAAGGTGTACGTTGGAGAGTATCATCTACATATAGAGATTTAGCAGGACAAGAAGCTTGTTTTGCAAAATATGGATCTGGTAGTGCTGCTAAACCAGGTTATTCTCCTCATGGTTGGGGACTTGCTTTGGATTTTGGTGAAATATGTGGTATGCAACAAGATAGAGCAAAAGCATTGGGTGTAAGTAGAGCATCAGCATCGGCTGCACGATATACAAGAGAAAATTCAAAGATTTATCAATGGTTAGCTAAGAACGGACCTAATTACGGATGGTATAATCCATATAGATTAGCAGATGGTACTGGTATGGATGAAGCATGGCATTGGGAATATTGGGGATTTTATACATTAACTAAACAACAAAGAGAATCTTAATATGTCAGCAGTTCCACCAACCAAAAATCACGAATTATTGATTGATGAGTTTATAAGATACGCTCAACAACATTTAACTACTGTAAGTGGTATTGTAAATACTGTATCCACATATCCGCCAGCAAATACACCGGGACCCGGAGTTGCTAATTGGCAAGGTTATAGTGTAGACCCACCAAATCCACCAACTCCAGAAGTAAGTACGGAACAAATTGAAATGACTGATGCTCAATTATTAGCAGCAGAAGAAGCAAGTTTACAAGGAGCTGATATAAACGAATCAACTGCTGCAGCATTTGATACTGAAGCAGTAGTAGAACCAACAACTCCAGAAGAAACCGCAGAAGTAGAAGTAAAATTAGAAGAAGTTGAAGCTAAATTAGAAGAAGAAGCAGCTAATACACCAGACCCACCACTTACGGAAGAAGAAAAGCCAAAAAATAACATACAACAAGAACCAAATTTTAAAAGTAAATTAAAAGTACCAAATGAATTAGTTTTGGCTATGCGAAAATATGGTATAGCTAGAAATCCATTAGAAAGAGCTCATTTTTTAGCACAAACCGCTCATGAGTCTGGTAACTATATTTATAAAGAAGAATTAGCTTCTGGAGCGGCATATGAGGGTAGAAAAGATTTGGGAAACACACAAACTGGTGATGGTAAACGATATAAAGGAAGGGGATATATCCAATTAACAGGTAGAGCTAATTATAGAAAATTTGGACCAGCTGCTGGTGCAGATTTTGAAGGAAACCCTACGATAGTTGGTTCTAAATATTACGCAGATACTGCTTGTATGTTCTGGAAATCGAATAGATTAGGTGAAAAATGTAAAGATTCAACAACAACCACAATTAAAGTAATAACAAAAAGAATCAATGGTGGTTATAATGGATTGGATGATAGAACCAAAAAGTTTACAAGTTATTGGACAGATTTGCAAAAAGATAACACTTTATGGGCGTAAATCCCAAAAATAATCAATTCAAATATTTATAAACATAACAAATAAGGACGTATGAATACTGACAAATTATTACAAGCCATTCAAATCTTAGTTAAAGAGGAACTTAAGCAACAACTTCCTACTCTTATTAAGGAAGCAGTAAGGTCTGAAATGAAGAAAGTATTGGCTGAACAAAAACAACCAAAAAATACTGGATTAAGTATGGCTAAGGCTATTTTGGGTGAAGAAACTACAAAAGTAGCTCAACCAAAACCAAAAGAATTTAGCAAAAATCCAATGATTAATCAAATACTAAATGAAACTAGAACAGCTGTTTCAACTGATGCTGGATTTAGAACTATGAGTTTTGGGCAGGCTGATATGGGTTCAATAGTAGGTAGAACTGCAATAGCTGAAAAAATGGGTTATGGTGAATTTGCTGGTGGTGGACAAAGAACTGGATTGGGTGTTCAAACTGGTAATGAATCATTAGATAAAGCATTGAATAGAGATTATTCTGAGCTTGTTAAAAGATTTAAGAAGTAATGGCAGTAGTATTAGGACAAAAGCTTGTACAAGATACCAAAAAGTTTGATGATTTTGCGGTAGGTATAACATTGCCTATACAAATAGGAAATACTGCATTTAATCAAAGTTTTAAAACATTTGAGCAAGCAAGTTCTAATATAAAAAATTTATTACTAACCAAAAAAGGTGAAAGAGTAATGCAGCCTGAATTTGGAAGTGGGTTACAAGAATTATTATTTGATTTTAACGATGATAGTTTAGCTGGTAAAATAGAAGAAACTATTACAACAGCAATAGAAACTTGGTTACCTTATATAACAATTCAGCAAATTGATGTTGAAGCATCTAATTATGATAAAGATACTAATTCGGTAAAAATATCAATTAAGTTTAGTATATTAGGTAATGCTGAATTAAATACAGTAACATTTAAAGTAGCTGCATAATAAATAGAATATGTCAATAACGATAACAAATAGAAATTTTAAAAATAAAGGAAAAGATATAAAATATCTTAATAAAGATTTTGCATCTTTTAGAAATAACCTTATTGAGTTTGCAAAAACTTATTTTCCAAAAACATATTCTGATTTTAATGAATCATCACCTGGTATGATGTTTATAGAAATGGCATCGTATATTGGTGATTCTCTTTCTTATTATATAGATGATACTTTAAAGGAATCTTTAATGGTTTATGCCGAAGACCCACAAAGTGTTTTGGCATTATCGCAATATTTGGGATATAAACCAAAAGTATCTTCCCCAGCAGTAACTACACTATCTGTTTATCAATTAGTACCTTCTGTTGGAACTGGTGTAAACAACAAACCTGATTCAAAATATTATTTAAGAATTAAAGAAGGTATGCTTAGTAAATCATCTAAAGCTGGTATAATTTTTAGAACAACTGATTTAGTTGATTTTGCTGATGAAACTGATAGAGAAATAACAATCTATCAAAGAGATGCAAATACAGGTGAACCATTATTTTATTTAGTTAAAAAATATGTTCAAGCTATATCTGGTGAATTAAAACAAAAAGAAGTAACTTTCGATGCATATTCTCCTTTCCAAAAAATTACTTTGGATGATACTAATGTAGTTGACATATATGATGTTAGAGATGGTAATGGTAATAAATGGTATGAAGTTCCTTATTTAGCACAAGAAATGGTTTTTATTGATGAACCAAATTTAGAAAAGAACGATCCCGATTTATATCAGTTTAAAACAACTGTACCATTCATATTAAAAACAATTAAAACATCTAGAAGATTTGTATCTAAAGTAAATCAAGATAATACAACATCTATTCAATTTGGTGCAGGGGATTCTTCAGCTAGTGATGAACAATTAATTCCAAATCTTAAAAATGTTGGACTTGGATTACCAAACTCAATAGATAGATTGGAAGAATCATTTGACCCAACTAACTTTTTGAAAACAAAAACGTATGGTACATCCCCATCAAATACAACTATGACTGTAAAGTATTTAGTTGGTGGTGGTGTTGCATCAAATATAACTGTTGGTGAACTTACAAAGGTAAATAAAATTGAATTCGATGAAGATACCGAAGCATTCACATCAGCACAAAAAGCAATATACAATACAGTTAAAAGTTCAGTAGCTATTGATAATGAAGTACCTGCAACTGGTGGTAGGGGTGCGGAAAGTTTAGAAGAAATAAGACAAAATGCATTAGCATTTTTTGGTGCACAAAATAGAGCAGTAACCGCAAAGGATTATCAAGTTAGAGCATTATCTATGCCTGCAAAATATGGGGCAGTTGCAAAATCATACGCTGTTGCTGATGGCACATTGGATAATAATTCACCATCATCTATATTAGCATCACCAAACCATTTGCAAGAATTTACGGATTTGGTTATGAGTTTTGTTAATAAGCCAGATTCAGAAGAACCAAGCCAACAAAGTATAAAAGAAGAAATTACAAAATATTTAATTGGTAAGACTTCAAATGAAAATGAAAAAAACAATCCATTTGCAATAAATCTTTATTTATTGGGATATGATAATAATGGTAAACTTACAAATTTGAATAGAGGCGTTAAAGAAAATTTAAAGACTTATTTAAATGAGTATAGAATTCTTACCGATGGTATTAATATGAATGATGGGTTTGTTATAAACATTGGACTTGAATTTGAAATTATAGTATTTAGTAATTACAATAAGAGTGAAGTTCTTTTAAAATGTATAAATGAATTAAAGGATTATTTCTCAATAGATAATTGGACTTTTAATCAAACAATAAATTTGAGTGAAGTTGAATTACTTATAGCAAATGTTGAGGGTGTTTCATCCGTACCATCATTAAAAATAACAAATAAATGCGGTGGAAAATATTCACCAAATTCATATAACATAGAGGCTGCAACTAAAGATAAGGTTGTTTATCCATCTTTAGACCCTTCGGTTTTCGAAATTAAGTTTCCTGACTCAGATATAAAAGGTAGAGTAAGATAATGGCATACTATTTTTTAACAGCATCAAAAGATGCAACAATTTATCTTCAACAACCCAACCAAAACACTGGGTTAGATGAAATATTAGAAATAAGCAAAATTTATTATGGTAACATTAAAGATGTTTCCCATACTTTAATAAAATTTGAATTAGGATACTTGTCACAATCATTATCAAATGGTAGTATTTCTATGGGAGATGCTAGACTGATAATGAAGGAAACCCAATCAGAAGAAATTCCATTAAAATATTCAATATACGCAAATCCAATTAGTGGTAGTTGGGAAATGGGTAAAGGAACTCGTTTTGATAATATATCAACTCAAGGTGTTACTTGGAATTATAGAGAAGGTGATTCTAAATTAGATTGGTTAGAAAATAATTTTAATTCATATACTACTGCTAGTATAAACAATGGTATTGGTGGTACTTGGTGGATTAATTATGGTGCATCTCAAAATTTTGATTATCAAACGGCTGATATTGATATGGATGTTAAATCAGTTCTTAGAGTTTGGATGAGTGGTTCTATACCAAATGATGGGTTTATGTTAAAATTCGCAAATGCAGATAATTCAAACTCTGTTGAAAGCGATACTATGGATTATGGAATTATAAAATTATTTAGTAAAGAAACAAATACAATATATCAACCAAAAATTAGAGTAGGTTGGGATGACCAAACTTTTGTATCGGGTTCACTATCAGCATTGGAATCATTTGATATTAAAGTAGGTATTTCAAATTTAAAAAATGAATATAAAGTTGGAACTACTCCAAAATTTAGAATTTTTGGTAGAGAGCTATATCCTTTAAAAACTTTTACAAATAAATTTTCTTATAATACAACAAAATATCTTCCACAAACTACATATTATCAAATTAGAGATTTTGCATCAAATGATATTATCGTACCATTTAGTGAATATTCTAAAGTTAGTTGTGATTCTGAAGGAAATTATATTAAACCAAATTTTTCAAACTGGGAAGCTGGTAGAGTGTATAAAATAGAATTTAAAGTTGATTCAAACGGAGAGATTCAATATTTTGATGATGAATTGACATTTAAACTTGTAAAAGACTAAAGATGTTGAAAACTGGATTAAAGAACGAAGAAAAAGTTGGAGAAATTTTAGTTAGTGGTTCATTAGCCATTAAAACTAAAAATTCTTTTGGTGTCCACATATTTAGCGGATCTGTTGTAGATGATGGTATTGTAACTGGTAAATTAACAAAACCAAAATATAAAGAATCAGAACTTTTAAAATCAATTGATACTACTATTATAGAATTAATTCCAGTAGAACCGCCGGTTTTACCAGAAATGGTTTTAAAAAGTTTGTATGATGCAGCACTTCAAGAAATAGCTGATAGAGATGTAATTATAACCCAATTAAATACTGAAATTTTAGACTTAAGAGCTAAAGTAAAAGAATTGGAAATTGTAACACAAAGTTTATTAGTACAATTAGATGCAAAGGATTTAGTAGTAGCATCGGCAGAAAATCAAACTCAACAAGCAAATTCTAAAGTTGGTAGTACAATTGTAGAACTTCAAAATTCAATACAAAAAGCAACCGCAGAATCAATTCAAAGAGTTTCATTATTTGCAAGAAATCAAGCATTGGAAAAACAAGTAGACCAATTAAGAGATGAACTATTTGGTAAGCAAGCTAAAATTGCAGAAGGATTTAAAGTATCTGATGATTTTGGTGTAAAAGTGGTAAATATTTCAGATAAATCATACCCAGATATTACTTTTAGAGCAAGAGCTAAGGATGATGGTGATGGTGTTTGGATTAATGGACCTGAAATTAGAATTGTTAATTTTACTAAGAATGAAGTAACTGTAAATATAACACAAGATGGTGCAATTGCTGGTATCTTCAATCCCATAGGTTCTATAACATTAACTCCAGGCCAAAATTTAGGTTTTAAATTATCAACAAAAAAAGATAAAGTAGATGATTTTGCACCTACTTCCGGATTTGGAACAGTTGGAGATACCCCATACAATGGAAATATTGTATTTAAGAGTAAACTAGGTGTATTAAATTTACCAGTTGAATTACAAAAACAAAGAGGAAACCAATGGGGTGGCTAAAATAAATTAAAATGGCAATAAAAACTTTTAAAGATATTATTGATTATAAGGGATACCGAATAAACTCAAAAGATAGAAAAATTTTTGAGGAAGGTAATCTACAAACTTTTTTTGGGTTTGGTGAAAGTGATGCTATTGAATTTATAGTGTATGATATAAATGATAATCAGTTACCACAAATAAACGATGAATTGGTTAGATATGTACCAATGACAACACAAAATATTAAAGATTATTTTTTAGTTGCAGAAGGAACATTATTTCAAAAAAACAAATTCCCATCAGAATATTTTGTAGATGCTGAACGATTACTTAGAGAGTCTGGATATGATAATGGTATATTTAAAACTCAAATTACTTTATTAAATAAAAGAGTAGGTAGTGAGAAAAATCAAGACAAACTTTGGATTTCAGAAATATCACCATCAAGAACGGAAGTTAGATTATTTCCAATAAGAAATGCAACATATAATAATCCTGAATTAGAAAAAAGATATAGTATGTTTATTGCAAATCAACAATTTAGAGATGATGTGATAAACTCTGCATTTGTTTTTATAGAGCAAATAACACCAATAACTATATCTGAATTTTTAACAAAAAAATATAGTTCTGCTTGGTTTGAAAAATTAAAAGCTGAATATAAAATAAGTAATTTTGATTCGTTGGCTACAAACATTTATAATAAGTTTGTAGAATCTGCTATATATGCATTTACAAATAGAAATTCTATTGTAACGAGTAACAACTATGGTAAACCATTAACAATAAAACCAAAATTAGATTTATCTAAAAACGAAATAAAAGATATTTGTAAAACTTTGTTAGCAAATGCTACCGATTTTTATTTAACAAAAATTGATATTAAAACAGAAGCAACATCTACAAATAGAATGGATGCTAGTTTGGATGAAGTTGGAAAGGTAACTCAAAGATATGAATCTAATACTAAAATAGATACAACGCCTCCTGAAAGAAAAATTATAGAAATAAAAAAACCAATTTTAAACGATAAAGAATTAGAATTAAAAGAAAAAATAAAAATAGAATTTCCTGTTGTAGATGAACCAAAAATAGGAACTCCGGTAGAACCTGACATACCAATAGAAATTAAAGTACCTATTGAATCCCCAGATATAAAACCAATATCAGATGAAAAACCTGTTATAATAGAAACACCAGCTCCAACAACACCTACACCAGTTTATGGTGGCGGCGGTGGTAGAAGTGGTGGTGGTTTTATTGAAAGAGATTTCGGTACTGGTTTTGGTAGAGAGCAAGTTTTTGAATTTGATGTGGCTCAAAGAGAAAACATAAGATAAAATATTTATTAACTAATGGTAGCAAATAACGAACAGGCATTTGATAGTGGATTTGGTGATAACACCCAATTTAATAATTATTTATTAAATGATGCTATGCCTATTCAAGGGGTTTCCTTTGGTGGTGGCGGTAGTGCATCTGTAATAGGTTCGCCTGATTATGGATTTGTTGGTGTAGCGATACCGACGGTTAGTGATACTATTGTAACAACACCTACTGGTGGAACAACAAATATTGGATATGTTCCTATTACAAATCAAGGTGGAACGCCAAACGTAGATACTCAATATGCTTTACGCATTACATCTAATGTAAAAGATGCATCTATTTTATTAAATGGTTCAAATACATTTCAAGTAACCCCACATGTAATAAGTGTAAAATTAAGTGAAGTATTACTTAATAATATTGATATTACAATAGAAAAGCAAGGATATTTTACTGCTGAAAAATATACTTTAAGTGTAGTAGCAAATCCAAATTATAATTATGGTATAAATGTAAATCCATATGAGAGTTTATTTGGGTATGCAACAAGAGGGTTAATAGATTTATCAAATACAGAATTAACATATTCATCAACACCATTATATACTTTAAAAATTGATTATTTAGTTGATGGTAATACTCAAGAATTTCAATACAACATAGATGAAAGAATAAAGGTATTAGATTTTAATCAATTAAAACCCGTTGTAGTAAAAGAAGACCCGCCAATTGAAGTTGTAAATACTACTGCTAACGTAAAAATAAATCTGCAGGGAGCAGATAATTCTATTGAAATCGTAAAAACAGGAATTAGTGTAGGAAGTAATTTAGCAAGTGAAGTTAAAAGTGGTACTAACGATATTATATTAACTAGACCTGCATCATACATAATAAAAACAACATCTAGCAGATACAAAATAGTTTTTATAGAATATACATTAACAACTAATAGTAATTATAAAGTTACTTGGACTCCGGATGTATTAGGTGATGGTTCTAATTGGGGATATTCACCAAGCGATGCGGGTGATGTATTAAACATTACAGTAGAAGAAATACCATTAGCACAAACTATTGATTTTGCACGAGTTTCTTTATCAAATCCAGAAACAAAAAGAGAATACAATATAAATTCAAAAGCGGATTTTCCAATTGGATTAATAAAAGAAACAGAAGTATCTAATGTAAAAATTTATATTGGACAAAAAGAATTTAACTTTGAACCATCGGAAGCAAAGCAATTTGTAGCAGTTATTCCAGCAAATACATTTAATGTAATTGGTTCATATAAAGTTGTAATAGTGCCATCAAATAGTAGAGGTGATGGTGAATTTGTAGAATTAACAATAAATGTAGTTGATGAATCATATGTTGGTATACCTGATATAAGAAATATAGTATATCCATCTGAATTATTTGGACCTGATTATGTTGGTACTAATGTTAATTTTTCCATTTCATACGATTCGGTAAATACTGATTATGTTAGAATATATAAAGCCGGGTCAGATAAATATATTAAAGCAGTATCTTCTGGAAAGGTAGATTTAAACTTTCAAGAATTATTAAAATTTGATGGTAATTCTACATTCGAAGATACGGATAAAATATCAATTACTTTAAAATTAGTTCCGTATAACGAACAAGGTAAAGAAGTTGTGATTGGTAAAGCAGAATTAATAACAATTAATTTTGATAAAGGTGATTTAACCATACCAAGAGATATAGCAATCAGTAGAATAATAGAAGGATTTGTTAATCAATTTGATGATTCGGTATTCGTAACAGATACATCAAAGTATTTAACACACTTATTGCATTTAGGTAAAGGTGATAATAAAGTAATTACAACTTGGACTGGTCATAATAGTTCATTAATTTTAAAATTATATGAGCCATTACCAACATCGGTACAACCAAATCAACAAGTTTGGATTTCAAAACTACAAGCAAATCCTATTGTTGAAACGATTACAATAAGTGGAGTTGATACATCTTTTTGCCCACCATTAAAAGGACCTAATTTTTCATTAGAAGCTGATAATGGTATTGGTTTTAAAGTTTTTGATGAATTAATAGCAAGTGGTTCTCAAACATCAACTGATTTAATTAATAAGTTTGCAGAACAAAATACAATAGACACAGAAAAACTTAATATTCAATATGTAAGTGGTTCTGATTATGTTTGGGAAAATTTTGTACATTTTGGTTCTGGTGAAGAAAGGGCAAATAATTTTTATTATAAATTAAAAGTATTAGAAAATTTAACAACTAAATATAAAGAATTATATGCTGATACATTCACACCACCATATGAAACTTTACAAGCATCATTATTAACTGAAGATGCTGGTGGTGCTGGTACTCCTGAAATTGATGGTGGTGAAGATATTCTTACTGAAGATAGTTTGTATTCTTTAAACTGGGAAGTTTATCAACAAAAAGGTTTATCTCAAACAGAAGAATTAGAAGCGTTAGCTACAAAGATAAATAATTTAGTAAGAAGTTTTGATGGTTTTGAAAAATGGTTGTATAAAACCGAACATCCATTGGCATTTCCTAAAGAAAACTATGTAGCACCAAATGGTAACGTATTCAGAGTTATTAGGTCATGGCAAAACGCTGCTTCAATTAGTTGGTTAAATTTTGCATCAAATTCTGGTGCATTGTTTGATGTGGATAATCCGCATTCAATGAAAAATAATATGCCTGAATATTTGGTAGAGGATTATGAAAACGATGAGTTTTTATTATTCTTAGATATGATTGGGCAACACTTTGATATATTATGGTGTTATATAAATGCATTAAAAGCTAATAAAAATTTAGAACATAAGCAAGATATTGGTATATCAAATGCTATGATATATCAAATGTTAGATTCATTGGGTTGGAGAGGTAAAAGAGCATTTGATTCACAATTTTTATGGGAATATGCATTTGGTACAACTCAAGATGGTGGTTATAAATACGGAAGAAGTTTAGAGGATGCAAACAATGAGGTTTGGAGAAGAATATTAAATAACTTACCTTACTTATTAAAGCATAAAGGAACTGGTAGAGCTATGAAGGCTGTAATGGCTTGTTATGGTGTACCACAATCTATGTTGACAATAATGGAATTTGGTGGACCTCAAGACCCATCAAAAGGTGGCAGTAGTAAATTTACATTTGAAGATAGAACAGCAGCTATTTATTTAAAAGATGATTCAAATGTAAGAGTACCTTGGAAAGTTATACCTGGTGTTGGTGATTATCCAAACGCTATTGAATTTAGATTCAAACCAACATATAGACCAAATCCATCATATACATTAATTAGTGGTAGTGAATGGAGTTTGGATTTAGTTCAAACAACTGGTTCTTTTGCAAAATTAGAATTAAATTTTGGTGGTGATAAATCAACAAGTACATATTTCGATGAACCATTTGTAAGTGGTTCTGTAACTGCATCATATTATATATCATATATTAATGATGAACCATATGCATATGGACCTGATTATAAAACAGGAAGTTTAGATTTTCCTGTTTCAACAGAATATTATTCAAATGTTTTAATTAATAGACATAATAATCCAGATTCATCTTCTTGGTTTGAAGTTTTATTGGCAACAACAAATGGTACTAGAATTACAACATTTGTTAGTATGTCACTTCAAACGGATGATACTGAATGGGAAACCGGTTCTTATTTACAAATTGGTAGTAACAACTATGAAGGTAATTTAGATGAATTCCGTTTATGGAAAACTCCTTTGTTAAGAAGTAAATTTGAAAACCATACATTATTCCCAGATGCAATTAATGGTAACTCATATACCGCATCTACTGCTGATTTGATATTCCGTTTAGATTTTGAATATCCAAAAGATAGAACTTTAGATGTTGGTATTAAAAACGTATCAATAAATACAAGTTATGATGAACCATTTGCATCAGCAAGTATGATGTATTCGGCACCAGCGTATCCGTATCAATATACTCCATATGATAGAACTGTAACAGCTACTGTTCCATCGTTAGGATTTACATATTCAAATAAAATACGTTTTGAATCATCATCGTTGGTTGGTGACTTATCTTATAAACAAAGAGCAACAAAAAAATCATTTGACCAAGCTCCAATAGATTCTTCCCGTTTAGGTTTATTCTTCTCTCCAATTAAGGAGTTGAATATGGATATACTAAAAGCATTTGGTGATTTCAATATTGATAACTATATTGGTGACCCATCAGATGAATATAGAGATACATACAAACAATTAGATTTATTAAGAGGATATTACTTTGATAGATTGGATAATAGAGACATTTATGAATATATTAGATTAATAAAATATATTGATAAATCTTTATTTGAAGTATTAGCAGATTTAGCACCAGCTAGAGCTAAAATATCAAAAGGTTTATTAATTGAACCTCACTATTTAGAAAGAAGTAAAACTAAATGGAAAAAGCCAGAATCATTAAGAAATGATTATGAAACAAATGTAAATACAGCTGATGATACTAATGTTGAATTTAATTATGCAGTTCAAGACGCATTAATAGATAATCAAGAACTAACAACATTATCTGCTGATTTACCTAACTATGATACATTTGTAGATGCGAATGATGTAATTATTTTAGAGGGTACTAATCCTAATTATGATACTACAATATTCTATAATTTAAATGATGGACTTCAAACAGAATTTCCAACATATCCTAATACAGGCTCTGCAAATATTTTCTGTCCAACTGGAGAAACTTTACTTGGAAGTGTCGATGTATTTACATCTACCCAAATTGGAATGGAAAGAGATTCTTTAGCAAATGCTGGATTTGGATTATACGCTAAAAAAGGTACTGGTTTGGTTAGAAATTGGGAAGGTGTGTTTGGAAATGCAGAAACAACAGGAAGTAGAAAATCAATATTTTTAGTTAAAGAACAATATACAGAATTTGTTAATGTTCAAATATCAGGCTATCCGGTTTCTGGATACCAGCCTGGTGACCAAGTAAAATATCAAAAACAACCTGTAACGAAATACAAATATAGAGTATCTGTATTACCTTTTAGTGGAAGTGTTCAAATTGGAAATGATGTTGCTGAAGTTCAATCAGTAAATGGATATTTACCAACTCACTATCGTTATAAAAATAATTTAGCGGAAGGTATGCAACGTTCATTCTGGAAAGGTTCTCAACAAACTGCAGCAACTACACCCGATGGATTGGACCCAGTAGAAACATTTACAACTAATCCTAACATTCTTAGAGTGGCTAAAACTGGTAGAGGTAGTGGTGAACCAATACTTGAAGTTGATTAAGATTGAAAATAATAAATGGTTATATTTATTTTAGAAATAAAGCATTAAAAAACAATATCAAATGGCATATTTAGATAATACCGAAATAACAGTAGATGCAATTCTTACCAAAAAAGGAAGACAAAAATTAGCATCTGGTCAATCTTTGAACATTACAAAGTTCGCTTTGGGTGATGATGAGATTGATTATACATTATATGAGCCAGCACACCCAAAAGGTTCGGCTTATTATGATTCCGCAATTAGAGCAATTCCTGTAACTGAAGCATCACCTGATGAAACTCAAGTATTGAGATATAAATTGGTGACTCTTCCAAAAGGAACAACACAAATCCCAACTGTAAGATTGGGTGTACCTTCAATAGCTGTAAATCAAACTGAAGGTGGTGTAGGATTAACTCCAACAACATCTCCATCAGGAAATACAAACGCAGGTTACACTGTTGTATTAGCAGACCAAAGAGCTGGTACTGTAGTTGCTACTAGAGGAGCTACAAGCGGAAATGGTACTGTGCCTGTATTCTTAGGTGAAGAAATTACAACAACTGCACAAGTAGTTAGTGGTTTAGAATTTAGATTCACACCGAATCCAAACTTAACAATTGATGTTGCAACTACATTGACAGTTTATGGTAATGAAACTGGTGGTTCTCAAACTATACCTGTAACCGTAACATATAAAGCATAAAAAGATATAAAAAATGGCATTAATTACAGACCCTAATATAACCGCCCAAATTAGAGATTTAGCTAATACGGGTACGGTAGATTCAAACCAATTAGTAACATTACTTAATAGTGTTCTACCAGCTGGTCAACAAATAGCAACTAATGCTGGTGTTACCAATGGTATCTATAAAAGATTTGGTGATTTCGATAAAGTAAACGCAAAAGTTGAAGTTGTAACAACTGGACTTTGGACTGGAGATTCTGGTTCATTGGGCAATATTTACACTTCATCTGCACAAATGTTAGGAACAAGCGGATACTATTATACCAATGTGTATGATTATAACCCTGTTGCTTACGCTGATTCTGCGGAAATACAATTTGCTATTGCATATGGACATGTTAATGGTAGTGGTTCTATGAACCTTGCCGATAACGATAATGCACTTATGGCAACTAAAGCAACATACGCTCAGTATCGTTCAATGTTGTTAGACCCAACTGATACTAAATTCTCATTTGAAAATACATCTGGAATCGCAACTGATGCAAACGGAATTTATGTAATAAACATCGCTAGAGGAAGATTCAGAGAAAAAATGGATGCTGGTAACTGGTCAATGAAAGTAGCTGGTTCTAACGGTACGTTTACATTCATTGATAATAGTGGTAAGAAATTTGGTGATGACTTAGGTTTAAGTGGTAGAACATTTAAAGTTGTTTCTGGTTCTTTAAATTTAGGAACTGAAAATGAAGCAACAATAAATACCACTACCGATGCTACAACTGGAGAAGGATATGGTTTATTCTATCCTGATAGAGGAGTTATAGTTCTTAACGCAAAAGCAATTGGTTCTACTGTTGGAACATTAACGGCATTTAGAGCATATACTAAAGATGGCACTTATTTATTAAGTGGTAGTTTAAGTGGCTCTCATGCACAGGATAGAGAACAATTTAATCACTTAAGATTAGTAAAAGCTATTGAAGCAGGTGGTGATTTTGAAGCACGTAGAACTGAAAACATTTCTACTCAACACTTCTTTGTAAGAGCAACAAATAGAGAATTTAACTATTCTAATAATCCTACTTACATAGATGCTGATGGATTCTTTGTAGAATCTACATTTGAAACTGACCCACAAACTTATATTACAACTATCGGTTTGTATAATGATTCAAATGAATTATTAGCAGTTGCAAAAACATCCCAACCAATAGTTAAATCTTTTGATAAGGAAGTATTGATTAAAGTTAAATTATCATTCTAATAAAAAATGAACTTTAAATAAGATAAACCCCCGAAAGGGGGTTTTTCATTTGAGAAATATTTATATAAAATAAAAAAGTAGATGTTTAAAGAAATTCCAAAATCAGATATTATAACAAGACCAATGAAGGTCTATAAGGAATGGAGTTTGGATGAAAACGATGTATATCCTATCTTTGGCGAAAATCCAAATAGTACTCTTATTGATATAGAATCTGATGAAAAGAGTCAAGGTTTTGTAAAAAAGGTAATATACGAATCAATAAAATCCCAATTTTATACAAATCCAGCAACTGCTTCTATATTAACTGAAGTTGGTAAAAGAAAATCTTATGCATCATCCGATGAAAGAATATTAAGAGATGATATTGCTGTATTTTCTATACCACAAAAATATTATGGAGAAGGTATTAAAGTTGGAACTTTGACATTAGAGGATGAGCAAAGTGGTAAATTATACACAGATGATGGATATTCTAATATTTTAGATTCTGGTAGTAATATAGCTGGAAATATTTTTTACGATAGAGGACTTGTAGTTTTGACTAGAGATATTGTGAGTGGGTCAATACTATCACAGTTTACATTGAATTATCGTTCAACTACAACTATCTACGAAAATGAAATATTTGTATCTGTTTTAGAAAGTGAATTTAATGTATCACAAAATCCAACTGCTGTATATGAAGATGGTGGTTCTCGAAAATTGCAAATAATTCAAAGACCCGGTTCAACAAAAGTTGGAGATTTAGTTACATCATCATTTTATGATTCTGGAATTAGATGGATTAAAGGTCACAAACATCCTTTCCAATCTAGTTTAAATCCTGCTAAATTTGCTAGTTTTGATGAATATGATTATAGTTCATCATTAGACCCTACTGGTTCTTATTTAGCTCCGTTTATTACAACAATTGGACTTTATGATGATAATTTGGATATGGTTGCTGTGGCTAAATTACCACAACCAATTAAATGTTTACCAGATTATCCTTTAAATTTCATTGTTCGTTTTGACACATAAGGTTATATTTATATTAGTAAACAATAATACAAAACAATGGCAAGTATCTTAGAAATGTACGAAAAATCACTTCCAAAAACTGGTAAAGCTGATACTAAAGGTGGTGATAAAACTAAAATAGAAGCTGATGGTGGTTTAAATTTATCTAAAGATGAGAAGAAACTATCAAAAGCTAGAGGTGGCGCGTTAAACGAAAAGAAGTATTCTGATAGCGTTACAAAAAAGTAATCAATGTCTTGGAAATTTAAGGGAAATATTGTTACAGAAGAAAACACTCCAGAGGGTGCGATTGGTTTTGTCTATAAGATTGTACATACACCAACTGGTAAATTTTACATTGGTAAAAAATCACTCACTTCAACTCGCCGTTTGAAACCCCTAAAGGGTAAGGTTCGTAAAAGAGTAGTAAAGAAAGCTTCTGATTGGGAGAAGTATTATTCATCAAACGAATGGATTAAAAATGAAGTAAAAGAAGGTAGAGAAGGTGATTTTGAAAGAGAAATTATTCAATTCTGCTTTAGTAAAAAATCATTAACATATTGGGAAGTTTGGTGGCAGTTCAAATTAGATGTATTGGCTAACCCTCAATCTATTAATGAAAATTTAATGGGTAAATTTTTCCGAAAGGATATATATTAATAAACAAACGTTATGAACATTCAAGAAATTTGTAAAAAGTATGGTATTTCAGATGCATACCTAAACTCAAAAGATGATGCACATGCTATCGCAGCTGCATCTCTTATAGACCTTAAAGGTATGGTCTTAAATAATACACCAAGAGAACAAATAGCTAATAAATTACAATTCTTAGCTGATTTCCTTAATGATGTAAAGAATTCATCGTATTAATTTGGTTATATCAGATAATTTTCGTATATTTGTGATAATAATATCCAAAATATGCTATCTGGTAAGAACAAATTAAAAATAATCACCATATTAGACTCGGCATTGGGAGTGGGTTCATCTTTGAAAGGAAATGAACAGGCACACCATTGTCCATTTTGTAATCACCATAAAAAGAAGCTACAAATCAATTTAGATACTCAAAGATGGCATTGTTGGGTATGTGATTCCAAAGGTAGAAGTATTCAATCCCTTCTTCGCAAACTCAATGTAGATTTGAGGGATATTGCAGTTGTAAAGGATGTATATGGCGATGAGCCTGAATATGATACAAAAGAGGAATTTGTAGCAAAATTACAATTACCAAAAGAGTTCAAGCAATTATATTTCAAACCAAAAGGTATCAATCCTTTGTATAATCAAGCATTACACTATTTAAATAAAAGAGGTATCACAAAAGCTGATATTGTTAAATACAATATTGGATATTGTGAAGATGGCCTTTATGGTGGTAGAGTTATCATTCCTTCTTATGATGAGAGTGGTGACTTAAATTACTTTGTAGCTCGTTCATTCTATGAAGATGAGAAAATGAAGTATAAGAATCCACCAATTAGTAGAGATGTAATTGTATTTGAGAATATGATTAATTGGAACGAACCAATCACATTAGTTGAGGGAGTATTTGATTCCTTCTCAGTCAAAAGAAATGTAATTCCATTGTTGGGTAAATTCTTACTCAGCAAACTCAAAAATAAAATTATGGAAAAGGGTGTTAAGGATGTAACTATTATGTTAGATTCTGATGCCGTAGATGATTCCACAAAACATACTGAATGGTTTCAAAAGAATGGAATCAAAGTAAAGAATATTATTCCAACTGATAAAGATGCTGGTGAAATGGGATTTCAAAAAGTAAACGAACTATTGAAAGGAGCTAAAGAAACTACATGGGATGATTTGGTTCTTTCAAAACTAAATAATATATGAGTAAATTAAAAAGAATTTATCACATTGCGGATATACACATTCGTAACATCAAAAGGCATAAGGAATTTAGAGAAGTTTTCTATGCTATGTTTGATGAAATTAAAAAAAGAGGAACTGAAGATTCTATTATTTATTTAGCTGGAGATATAGCTCATGCTAAATTGGAAATGAGTCCTGAATTGGTGAAAGAAATTAGTTGGTTATTAACTGAATGTTCTAATACTTGTACAACTATTATGATTGCTGGAAACCACGATTGTAATATGAACAATGCAGATAGATTGGATGTACTAACACCAATTGTAGATGCATTAAAGTTACCTAATTTACATTACCTAAGAGATACATCAGTTTTTTCATATCAGCAATGTGAGTTTGGGGTATTTTCTATATTTGATAATCAAGCTAATTGGCCTAAAGCAGAAGATTTAAATGCAGAAATTAAAATTGCACTATTTCATGGACCTGTTGATAACTCTACAACCGATGTAGGTTATGTAGTTAGTAGTAGACACTTTACAACTGATATATTTGATGGATACCATTTAGCATTATTGGGTGATATTCATAAAAGACAAGAGATGATTTCACCAAAAGGATGTAAGGTGGTATATGCCGGTTCTTTGGTACAACAAAACTTCGGTGAAACCTTAGATAAGCACGGATTCTTAGCTTGGGATTTGGATACAATGACTTACGAAGAAATTGATATACCAAACGATTATGGTTATTATACTTTAGATGTTGATGGTGGTATTGTACCGGATGTAACTGATATGCCTAAGTATCCTCGTTTAAGAGTAAGGGTAACTAATACGGATACTGCAGATACTAAAAGAATGATGGCTGATATTACGGCAAAGTATGGTGTAGAGGATTTTACTATAATCCGTACCGATTCATTCCAAAAGAAAAAGACAGGTGATAGAGAAGCAAGGTTGGAAGTTGATACTGTGGCTGATATAAACCATCAAAACTCTTTAATAGGGGAGTATATTGAACGTATGATGCCATTTGTGACAAAAGAGGACTTGGAAGGTATAGAGAAAATCAATAGAGATATTAATAGTAGAATAACTGCGGACGATACCCAAAGAAACATAAGCTGGAAGCCGGTAAAGTTTGAATTCTCTAATATGTTCAGTTATGGTGAGAACAACGTAATCAATTTTGACAAAGTAAACGGACTGATGGGTTTATTCGCACCAAACGCACAAGGTAAATCATCCCTATTTGATGCAATCTCATTTTGCTTGTTTGACAAATGTAGCAGAGCATATAAGGCAGCTGCAATAATGAACAATCGTAAATCAGATTTCCATTGTCAATTGGACTTTACTATTGATGGAGTACAATACCATATCCGTAGAGAAGGTAGAACGATTAATAAGGGAAAGAATGTAAAGGTGGATGTGGACTTTTGGAAAGATGGTGATAGTGGAAAGGAATCACTAAACGGAACGGAACGTAGAGATACAAACCAAGTAATTGAAGGGTATGTAGGCCGCTATGAGGATTTCGTAATGACTGCTCTATCACTACAAGCTAACAACGCCCTATTCATTGATAAATCACAATCGGAGAGAAAGGACTTGATGGCTCAGTTTATGGGACTTGACATTTTTGATAAGCTGTATGAAACGGCTACAAATGATATTAAGGATGTGAACGCTCTTATCAGAAATTTCAAACGTACTGATTTTACGACTGAATTAGCCCAAAAGGAAACCGACTTGAATGAGAAGAAGGTTGAGTATGGTGAGTTGGATTCTGAAAAAACTGAATTAGAAAAAAGAAAAGGTGAGTTGGAAGAAAGAATAGTAGAATTATCTCAACTAATAGTTCCAATTCAAGGTAATTTAGATATTGATGAATTAAATCGTAAACTTAAAAAGATTGAAGGTGAATTAACAATTTGGGGAGATACTAAGTTTGATAAAGTACAAAAGCTAACCGAAGCAAAAGAGATGGTTAGAGAAGCTAAAGAAATGGTTGATTCTAAAGCTACTATAAACGAAATTGGTATAGAAGTTGCATATTCAAATTATCAAAAAGAACAAAAGAATTTAATTGAAGCAGAAAAAGTTTATTCAACAGTAAAATCACAATTAAATTCTGCGGAAGAAAAGATTAACCATTTGAATAAACATGAATATGACCCAAATTGTAAATTTTGTTGTGATAATGAGTTTGTTAAAGATGCAATGCGAGCAAAAGAAGCATTGCCTGAATTACAAAGGTTTGTTCAAAACGCAACTATACAATGTACGGGTATCCAACAAACTTTGGATTCTTGGGAAGGTGTAGAAGAACAATTCAATCAATGGAAAGAGTGGACAGATGAACATAAGAGATTAATTACTATTAGAGAAAGATTAGAAGGTGATATAAGAACGGCAGATTCTAAAATTGAATTATTACAAACTCAAACGGAAAGTGTAAACGCTGATATTCAAAGATACAACGATAACGAAGAAACAATCACTAAGAATCAGGCATTAGATGTTCAAATCCAAAATGTCCGTAGAGAGAAGCAAGGTGTAGAAAAGCAAATATCGGATGTAAATAAACTTATGTTGAAATTGATGTCAGATGTAGGAGCAACTAAAACCTATATTGATAATATGAAAGCTAAGATGGAAGAAGTAAAAGAATTGGAAACTAAAAACCAATTATATACATTCTACTTAGATGCAGTTAAGAAAGATGGAGTACCTTACGAACTAATATCCAAAGCACTTCCAGCAATTGAAAACGAAGTGAATAATATATTAGGACAAGTAGTAGATTTCTCAATCTCAATGGATACTGATGGAAAGAACATTAACGCTAAAATCGTTTACGAAGACCAGGAATGGGCTTTAGAGATGTGTAGTGGTATGGAGAAGTTCATTAGTGGATTAGCGATTAGAGTGGCTCTAATTAACATATGCAACCTACCTAGACCTAACTTCTTAGTAATAGATGAAGGGTTTGGTACATTGGATGCGGATAACCTATCTTCATTGTTTATGATGATGCAATATCTTAAAACCCAATTTGATTTCATTTGGGTAATTTCTCACTTAGAACAAATGAGAGATATTGTAGATGGGCTTATTGAAATTAAAAAGATAGACGGTTTCTCTAAAATTAAGTTCTAGAATTAACTGGTAATATATTTTTGGGTAGAGGTTTCTTTGAAGCTTCTACCTTTTCTTTTATAAGGGTTTCTACTAACCCATTTATTTTATATCCCTTCTCTTTACAAAATTCCTTTAATAAATGATGTATTTCAGCATCAATTTGTATCATTGCGTATTTTTTCATATAGTTCTTTAGTTTTCTTTAGAATTCTTTAATAATTATAAACATAAAAAATTTATGTAAATATTTATCTTAGAATAATAAAAAGACAAATGGCAGTAATAAAAAAATACGCAGACGTATTAACACAAAATTTAACTTTATTTCAAACTTATATAACCGATACGGCTAGAAATTCTCAGTATTTTAAAATTACAGAATTTAAAGATACGTTTACTGGTGGTAAGAATGGATTTCTTATTGAAGGTTCTGAGCATTTAAAAGAATCTACTGAAATTAAAATTCAAATTTTGGATGTAAATGGTAACCCTATTTACTACGAACCTGGTAATGGTGTGCCTGAATATTATGAAGGTACATCTAAATTAGTTGCCGTTTATGTTTATGAAGATACTCCAATTGGTAGCGCAAAGATTACAATATTAGGTGAATTAAAAACATATGTTGATGAAAATGGTATAGTACAACAAGTACCAGAAGAATGGCAAAATGTTTACAATTTAAAATGGGAAAGAACATTTCAAGTTAATAGATTACTTTCAAATGAAGATAAAGTAAGATTTTATAGAAGACCTAATGTTTTTATTAACGAAATTGTTAAACCAATATTTTCAAATATTGTAACTACTGTAACTCAAAAAGGTCGTGTTGATGGTTTTCCGCAAGTACCCGGTGAAGGTGAAAAACTTACGGATTATTCACTACCTGCAAACTATCTTATTCAAATAAATGATGGTGGTGCTTGGACCGGTTCAATTGCTGGAACTACTATTGAATTTACTGATTTAGGATTTAATTCTGTTGTAGATGATGTAATTAGTAAAACCGATTTAACATTACAAACACCATATTCAGTTAATGGATTGGTACAATCATTTGTAAACCAAAGATACACCGCATCTTTTAATTATGTAGAAGGAGTTGATAATTTAAAAACAGCATTAACTGGTTCTTTTGCTAAAATTAATATTAGTGATTTAGAAACTTTTGTTGGTGATGTTGCTAGAGTTAAAATTTATAGAAGGTCTCAATCTGATTTAGCTGATTATCAATTTATTCAAGAAATACAATTAGAATCTAATGAAATATTAAAAGATTTAGAATCAACTATAAAGAATGAAGAATACTATGGTATATTTGACCAATTTAATTTTAAAAACTATTGGATAACTTCTTCAAATGATTTAACAACACAATTTAATCAAAATTTTTTATATAATTCCGTTAAGTTGGATGGTAATGCAGTAAATGCAAATTATTTTTATACATCCAAATCATTGGACATAAATGAAGGTGTGGAATACACATTAACATTCAATACTAGATTGCAGCAAAATATTTCACCTGCAAATTATATTAAATTTTTTATAAGTGGTTCTAGAACATCAAATAATGTTACTACTGCAGTATCTCAAACCATATTGACAGTAACATCTGATAATAGTATTCTTCAAAAATCTCAAATAACATCTAATTTCCAATCTGAGCAAATTGATAATGCTAAATTATATGTTGAGGTAAGGGGAACTGGTTGGTATATTTCTGATTTAAGTTTAAGAGCATCTCAAGAAAGTTCATTTTCACCAAATGAAATATCTTTTATTCAACCAATCCCAAGAACATTACCTAGAGAAACCTTTGATTTTAGATTTCAATTTTACGATATAAATAATAACTATATTCCTGTTATTGTTGAAGAAAGTAAAACTTTTGATGGTGGTAATTTAAATGTAATTAATAAAAGTTTAGAATTAATCCCATCATCTTTATATTTTCAATTCGATTCTGGATCTGGATTCGGAAATCCGGTACCACCAACAACAATATTCATTGATATTGTAAAAAGTTATTTGACTGGCTCAGTAAACTTTACATCTCGTTCATTCGATTTTTATAACAATGAACTTTCACAATCACAATATACACCCGGTCAATTTCCTGGTCTATTATTAGATAGAAATTTAGATACGGCAAGATTAACAGTTGAAAACTTTACGGGTTCTAGAGAAGATATTCCGGTTCAATTTATAGAATTTACAGGAGAATGTGAAGGAGTTACAGATACCATTGTAATTACAAGAGTTGTTGATGGTAAGGGTGGTGTAAACTATGAAATTAGACCTTATAGAGGTACTACAATTAGAAACAATGACCCATCTGGTTCATTAGAAGTTCAAGCTATCCGTATTGATGGTATAAATGAAATAAATTTAAGAGCAGGATTACCAGCTGGCCGTTCATTAGTTCAAATGCACGTTTTATCTGGCTCACAATATCTTTTATTAAGTGAGGCATCTGCTAGTGGATTTTTAAAAGGAGTTTCACCTGGTTTAAGTGGTTCTAAAGAACTTAACTATAATGCTATATTCAATAGAGATTCTATTGATGGACAAAGAACAATCTATTTAATAGGTTCTGGTTCTCAGAATTATTCATCATCAATATTCACAACACTAACTCTTACCGATTTATTAGATGGATTGGATGCTGGTGTTTTTGTTTATGATAACGATACGTTTACAATTAATCCAAGATTAGCATCAACGTTCACACCACCATCAGCATCGGCAACTGCATCTTTTTATAGAAGGGGTACTAATTTATATCCAATATCAGCATCGGTATTTGTATATCCATCGATGTCTATTAATAATGATTTTGTTCCTGAATATTGGTTATATTATTATACATCGAGTGTTAATGCTGATATAAGTGTTGTAGCAACTGATGATAATAATTTTATTGTTCCATCTTTACCATTGGGTTCTTATGTACGTTCACCTTTATCACAAAGTAAAACACTTACTATTACTGCAACTTATTTAGAACCATACTCATCGGAATCGGTTAATGTAAGTAAAGTATTTTCTATTGTTCCAGAAGGTAAACCTGGAGATGAAACAATTATTTATGAAGTAACACCATCTGTTGTAAATTTAAATGCAAATTCAAGAGGCGCAGTACAAAGTTACTCTGCCTCAATAACTGATATAAAACTTAAGCAAGGTTCTCGTTATTTATCATTTACATCAAGCAGAGTTGCGGGTACATTCTGGGTTGCACAATCTTCTATAATAGGAAGTGATATAACTCCGGGTACAGTTTTAAATTCATTAGCACCAACTGGATTTGATAAAGATAATACTGGTTCTTTAAGAATTGGACCGGCTTCTAATATGACACAATTAAGTGGTAGTGTTACTTATAATTTAGAAATACAACCATATTACACATCTTCGGTTTACACTGGAAGTTATGTACAACAATATAATAAAACATTAGAAGGAGCACCACCAATTCAAATTGTAATATCACCAACATCGGTAGCACTACCAGCTGATGAAGTTGGATATGTTTCTTCATATGCAAATGCAAATACAACAATAGTTGTAAAAGAGGGAGATGATTTTCTTACTTTCACAACTCGTTCTGCGGCACCTGGTACTTGGAGAATAAATTCAGTTGAGACAAGACAAGGAAATATTTGGAATATAAGAACGGGTTCTTTATCATCATCATCTCTAAGTACTGCAACTTTAAACTTTAATAGATTTGATTATCCATATGTATCCGGTAGTGCAATTTATACAATTCAAGTTTATCCTTTTGCATTAGGAGCTGGGCATTTATATACATCATCAATTTATCAAAGAACACAAACATTTACAAAAAATGTAGCACCACCAAATGCTCGTTCAGTTGATTTAAAAGCATCATCTTATACAATAAACTATAATAGAGATGGATTTAAAACAACACCTGAAGGTGGTGTTGATTTAATTGCAACGGCATTTAATACAACTGGTTCTGTTTGGTTTAGATGGTATTATATTGATACCGATGGTAGTGAAGTTCCTTGGCAAGGACCAGACCCAGAAACAACAGCTGGTTCTAGAGAAGCAATTCTTAATATAGATGCATCCGATGCAGCTGGGCCTAATGAAAATAAAACTTGGAAAGTAAAAATTTGGGATGGTGATTCTGATGGAGTATCACCATATGCAGCTGGCAATAAACCAATTAGAGCAGAAGGTCAATTAACAATAGCTGGTATAAAAGCAGGAGCAGATTCTTATAAAATAGTTGGTACTAACGAAAATACATCTATATCAGGAGACCTTTGGACAAAAAATTTAAATGGAACTGCAATACGATTAACAACATTTAAAGGTACAACTCAATTAGAAAATGTAACAAGAAGTATTGTAACTAACAATGGATACCCAACTCCAAGACAACCTGATGATTATGATTATTTAGGAAACTTAATTGGTAATTTAGGATATTCATCTGCATCTATTTTCTCAAAATCAAATTGGGTAACTCAAAGTATAAGTAGATTTACAACAACTCCGGCTCAAGCTCCAAATTTATCTGATTGGAGAAAATGGGGAGTTTCACAATCAGCAGAAATTGTTTATAAAATTGATTTTGAAAATAATAGACAAACACAATTTGTAACACAATCATTATCAGTTCAGTTTACACCACCAGCTCCATATAACGCTTATATGCAAAATGAAAATTCTGCAGTTGTATATAGAGTGTCTGGAGAATTAGAATTTAATGCAACCGGAAATGTAATTAAAGCATATAGAGGTAATACGGAACTAACACATAAACCAAGCGGATTTACTGGTCCACAATGGGATGCATACGATGAAGTTGGTTATCCAAATCAATACAAAGTTTCTATACTTTCATATTCAACTCACTTAACATTACCATCTCCATACAATACACCAAATGCGGTATTACCGGGAAATCCCGCATACATGCCACCAATTGTTGGGTGGGTGGATCCTGAAAATAATTTAACTGGTGAAATTGTTTATCAAATAGATTGTGAATACAACTCTGGAAGTATATCAAGACCGGGAAGTACATTATTTAAAACACAATCTTTATCAGTTCAATTTGAAGGAGCTGTTGGGCCTGGTATTGTGATGAGAGGTGAGTGGAGTAATCAAACTGATTATATAGGACAAGTTGAAACTACTAACAATCGTAGAGATGCGGCCATTTATAATGCAGTACCTGGTACTACAAACTATTACGCAGCGGTTAGTGGTTCTGGTCCTAACACTTATGTAAATCCAACAACTTCTACATTTTATGTAGGTGGCTCACCGCCAGCTGGATTTAATTTGATTGGTGCAAAACAACCTGATACCCAACCTGATTTTTGGGAATTTTTAGGACAAGAAGAATTCTTTGTAGCAGCTAAGATTGCAATATTTGAAGAATCGTATGTTAAGAATACAATTAATGTTGGTACTAAAAATGGTACTGGGGCATTTGCAAATATTGTAATTGCCGGTGGTAGAACTGACCCATATATTGCTATCGGACAAAACGCAACTATTGGTACATCCGGTGGTAGTGGTACAACTTTAAATCCTGGCGGAGCTGTTATTGGTTATGCTAGACCGGGTATTTTCTTAGGAATATATGAGCAAGGTGCTAGTGGTACAACTGGAAGATTTTCAATTGTAAATACTGCTGGTAATCGCTATCTTAAATGGAATGGTGATGGATTAGAGATAGCAGGTGATATAACTGTAACAGGTGGTAATGCCGCAACTCAAAATGGAGTAAGTGGTTCAGTTGCATCGGGCTCTTATACAACACTACAAGCAGCAAGTAGTTCTGCGGCAAGTGCATTGACAATATTTAGTGGTTCTTTAGGAGCTATGGCTGCTATTAATGCTATTAATGCTGGAAATGATGCACTTACATATATTG